GACTAAACGCGAAGGGGCCAAGTACTGGACCCGTAATGACCGCAAGCGGGGGCGCTATGTCCGCAAGTATAACAAGGTCTTTAACAAGGCGCTAAACGACCAGATAGCAAACCTCTTAGAGTATCTGAAGTTAGCTACAGACCCGCAGGCCGTTCTAAGCGCTGTTACTACCCTGGTCCGTAGGGACGATCTCAAAGCGGCGTTCGTTGATTTATACCAGGAGGTAGGCGTAGACTTTGCGACCGGCTCCTACAATCAGATTAAAAGGGAGGCAGACAGTTCTAAGGAAATGACCTTAGAGGACTTTCAATATATCTGGACCGCTCAGATGTTAGAGTATGTAGACACCGAGGCGGCCACTTATATAACCTCTATAATAGGGAGTAGTCAAGTAGCGGCAAAGCGGATTATCCAACGGATCATAGCCGAAAGTTTAGACGAAGGTCTAAGCATCTTTGAAACTATGGAGCGCCTAAATAAGCGCGTGCCTATTGAGTGGCGCAATATATCGAAGTGGCGAAGCGAACTAATAGCGCGTACTGAGGTTCTAACAGCGTCTAACTACGGAATAGACACCGGAGGCCAAAGCATAGCGGATGAGTTGGGGCTACAGCTTAAAAAAGTCTGGATAGCCCGGATGGATAGCCGAACCCGATATATACCCAGGGATGAGGCGGACCATAGAGTAATGAACGGGCAGACCGTAGACCGGGACAAACCTTTTAACGTGCAAGGGTCTAAGATGATGCGACCAGGAGACCCGGCGGGAGGGGCCAAAAACCGCTGTAATTGTCGCTGTACTGTGGCCTTTGTCCGGGACGATGGGCAGCCGATGTTTAGCGAAATGTAGTTTTTTACTCTATGTAATTTTGTATCGAAATGGCTAAGACCTATAAGAACTATCCGGAGGCGGTAAGTAACAATGCGAAGAGGGGGATAGAGCTAAATGAAGCAGTTAATAATAGGTGCGCCACTCAGGTAGGTAAGGTCAGAGCGCAGCAGCTGGCCAATAGGGAGGCGATAACTTACGATACCGTTAAACGGATGTACAGTTATCTAAGCAGGGCAGAGACCTACTATGACGAGAATGATACGAAAGCCTGCGGGACTATTTCGTATTTATTGTGGGGCGGCTTGGCCGGGAAGCGTTGGAGTAAGAGTATAATAGACGAAGAAGAAAAGAGCATGAGCGGTACGCTATTACATAAGGGCTTTAATGATCCGTCAATGATCGTCAAAGACGTGGACGGAAAAAAGGGCGTAGTGTCTGGCTACTTCTCTAAGTTCGGGAATGTGGACAGCCATAACGATGTAATGGCCAGGGGCGCGTACTCTAAGTCTATAGCTGAGAACGGACCCAACGGTAAAGGGCGTATAGCTCACCTTTGGAGCCATTCAAGCTATGAGCCTATCGGTAAGCTAATGGAGCTTGCAGAAGATGACTACGGCCTATACTTTGTTTCAAAGCTGGTCGATAGTGCAAAGGGCCGCGATGTTATGGCCTATTACGAGGCTGGTATCATTAACGAGCATTCCGTAGGCTTTTCTATTGTTAAGATGGCTTACGAGATGGATGACGAGGACAAGCCCAAGTACGAGCGCGTCCGCACCATTACCGAGGCCAAACTGTGGGAAGGTTCAAGCGTGGTCATAGGGGCCAATGCCGAAACCCCTACAGTATCGGTTAAGTCCGGGGACGAGGTTACAAGCCTTGTAGAACGCCTGGGCAAAATGCAAAAGCTACTCCGGTCAGGTTCTACCCTGACGGACGAGGCTTTTACTCAATTAGAGATCGAATGCACCCAAATACAGAAGGCATTAAGTTCACTCGTAACGGATGAGCCGCAACAGCACTCAGAAGAGACCGAGCCGAATCTGCTGGACATTTGGAACCGCATTAATCTGAATAAATGAATGTTTCTTAAATCTGTCTAAAATGAACGCAGAAGAACAATTGAACAAGATTGCTTCGGACGTTTCCAGCTCTGTAGAAAAGACCAGAGAAGAGCTGAACGGCCGCATCGATGCAATCACAAAGGGCCAAGCTGACTACAGCAGCCAAATCGACAAGCTGACCGACCTGGTTAAAGAGGTACAAGGCAACAGCGAAGAAGTACAGAAGCACAGCGACAAGCTGGACGCTCGTCTTAAGGAGCTTACCAAGAACGGTATGTCTACTACTAAGGCGGCCGAGCTGACTACTTCCGAGGCTATGGCTAAGTCCATCGTAGAGAACCCAGAGTACGAGAACTACAAGAACGATCCTTCCGTACATAAGGGTATTCGTATCCCCAATATGCTTACTAAATCTGCGGGTACTATGACCTTCAGCGCTTCTACTTCTGGAGACGTAGCCGAGCAAACTCGTTTGCCTATCCTTCCAGATGTAGACCGTCCTAACCGTGTCCGGAATTTCATTCCACAAGGCACAATGATCGGAGACAGCGTACGGTATGCTAAGGTAACCGGAGGCGTAGGCACAGCCGGCAACCAGACCGAGGGAGACGCAAAGAGCCAGATTGACAAGGACATGGCCGAGCAGACCTTCAACGCTGAGGTAATTGCTGCTTTCGCTCGTATCTCTACGCAGATGCTGAACGACATCAGCGGCATGACTTCTTATCTGTCTTACGAGCTTACACGCTTGCTGATGAACCAGGAAGATAGTCAGCTTTTGACCGGTACGGGTTCTTCGCCTCAGCTCTACGGACTTTCTTCCGCTGCTGCTGACTCTAATGACCTCAGCACTACAGCCAACTGGGAAGAGCCTAACAACTGGGACTGCATTCAAGCTGCTTCCGGCTACTTGGCTTCTCAGGACTTCATGGCCGACTGCGTAATGGTTAATCCTACCGACTTCTTTGCTATGATCGGTTCTAAGGGTTCCAATGGTCAGTATGTAGCACCTTACTACTTTGACGCTGTACAGAACACTTATACCCTCTTCGGTATGCCTGTTTACCACAGCTCAGCAGTAGCTGAAGGCTCTTTCTTTGTGTTTGACAAGGCCGCAGCTTCTCAGCTGTTCCAGCGTTCTGCACCTTCCGTACAGTTCTTCCCTCAGGATTCTGACAACGCTCAAAAGAACCTGGTTACTGTCCGCGTAGAGGAGCGTCTGGCGCACGTTCGTAAGCACGACAACGCCGTGTTCACTGACACGTACGCGAACGTTAAGTACATCATTACTCCTACATAGTAGTAGATTGAGTAATTAGAAAGGGGGCTTCGGTCCCCTTTTTTTATGTCAAATGTTAAAGTCTGGGCGGAAATGTTAAAGTGCTTGTAGGGTATGTAGAGGCTTTGCACCTTTGATACATCAAACAACCTAAAAACACCGACATGGAAATTAGAACACTTACTGACGGCGGAGCAACTTACAGAAGCACAACTATAAAAGTTCGTGGTATCGAATGGGGGATACTGAAAGTAACGGGAAAGTACAACTACGTTACCGTTAAAAAGATTACTGCAAATCCTCACGCTATGTTAGGAAAGGAGTTCAGAACCGAAGACCAGGCTATAGCAAATTACAAAAGCATGGCCATGAAAGTAGCCTTAGTGCAAACCTTCGCAGAGCTTTAAAAATAGAAGCCCCTTCGGGGGCTTTTTTATTGCCCTATCTTTGCGTTAGCTTACTTTCATGTTTTCATGTCTGTTTAGTGTGTTTGGTGGTAGCCCCGTGTAATGCGGGGCTTTCTTATGCCGTAACTTTGAAGCATGAGAATAGACCATACAGTAACGGCCGTTACCCCGGCTAACATTATCAGCCGTGCAGACTTTCGGACCTATGCCCGCGCCGTAAACATTACCGGCGAAGATGACCTAATAGACCGGCAGTTAGAGGCGTCTACGCGATACGTAGAGACGTACATAGGCCAGAGCCTAAACGAAAACCGAATGCAGGCGATCCTTTGGGACTTTGACGATGACCGAGACATGGACGCCGGAGAACTTAGATACGTGCTTCCTATGGGTCCGGTAAGCTCTATTACTTCCGTAGTAGGTCAGGACCTGGAAGGGGCAAACACTACCCTAACAGCAGATACGGACTACTATCTACTAACCGGGGGACGGCTTCGCATTCCATCGCCTACGGCCTACTCTACTTATACAGTTAATTATGTGGCCCAACTTTCCTACGTTACTGAGAACGTAAAAGAGGCTATTATTAAGATATGCGCCGAGCTATACCAGAACCGAGGTATAAGCGTAACGGGTACTATTGTAAGTAACCTTAAAGCGGATCTAAACAGCCTGCTGGCTAAGGAACGTACTAAGCTGTTTCTATGAATCCAGGGCTACTAAATGAGCAAGTAACGTGCTACGCCTACACAACGCAGGCGGATAGTATGGGCGGCTTCCGGTCTAAGGAATCTGTAAGTTTTACGGACTGGGCAAACGTGAAGCGGTTAGGCAGCTCTAAGAACGCGGACGATGCGCGGGTACTGAACGTAAACCGATACGAAATTACTATGCGGTCCCGCTTGGATTGGTCCGGAGACATTGACGGCCCAGACTTTCCGAGCGATGTATTTAGAATAGAATACCGAGGCAGAAGCCTGAGCGTAGACGGTCCGGCCATGGAGGGGCCAGATAGGGCCTTTGTAACTTTCCAAGCAGTAGAGCGACAAGCGTAGTGCGGATAGAGTTTAAAGTAGACCAGCGCGAAATAGACAAGCTCATGCGCGACCTATCGGCCTACGGCGGCCGAGTGGCTAAGAAAATAGAGCAGGAAACCGCGTACGCTGCCTTAGAGGTCCAGCAGTTAGCAGCACGTAAAGCACCCCACAACCTGGGCCGGTTAGGTTCATCTATTCAAGTACAACGCCAAGCGCGATCCGTTAAGATTAGCAGAAGGCTTAGAGGCCAAGCTGCGCGGGTTACTTATATCGTAGGTACGGCCTTAAAGTATGCGGCCGCTGTAGAGTTCGGGAGCGTTCCACATTGGGCGCCTATAGGACCGTTAAAGCAATGGGCTAAGAGAAAGTTAGGAGACGAGAGCGCGGCCTATGCTGTACAGAAAAGTATAGCAAAGAAGGGTACAAAGCCTCAGCCATTTCTAAGACCGGCCTATATGAAGGTTATACCAGGCTACAAGAAAAAGATTAAACGCATACTTAGATTCATTAGATGAAGGTAGGGGTATGGATGCCGCTGTACGGCCGTCCGTTAGTTCTTAGAGCTGCTTTAGAGAGCTTCAAGGCCATGCGTATACGTTGGCGGAATATGGGCATAGAGTTAGAACTATGCGTAGGCTGGTCCCTGCCCGATGACCTTACGCAAGTGGTAAACCATTACGGCTACCCTTATGCTTCTGTATTCGCCGAGAATGACCCTTTAAGCTATAAGCAGGAAGCTATTTTAAATATAATGCGCGGCCGCTTCGACTACTACCTACAAATAGGGTCAGACGATGTGTTTATAGAAGAGGCGGATATATACTACGAAGAGGCCCTAACCAGGGGCGTACAGTATGTTGGATGCCGATCCGTTTACTTTATAGAACCGAGTACCCAGAGGGCAGTTAGTACGGCCATGACGCATACAAGCGTAAACAGCGTCTTTGGAGCGGGTAGGCTATGGAGCGCCGAGGCTATGGATAAAGTGTTAGAGAACGGCCCTATATGGCCCAAGGCGATGAATAACCAGCTGGACCTACTGAGCGAAAATCAATTCAAGGCCGCCGGGGTATGGATGGAAACTTTCGAGGAAGAGCGGCCGTTTATTGTGGACATTAAGAGCGAAACCAATATCTGGAAGTTCAAGAAGTACCAGAACGAACGAGCTGAGGACTACCGGGAGATAGTAGGACGGATGGACAAGGGGGCGCGGGCCGCCGTAAATTTGTTACATGAAGTTAGCGCAGGGGCAAATACTTAAAGCGGTTTATACGCTACTAAAGGACAAGGTACTGGCCCCGGAACTGGCGGGAGCCTATAACCTTAACTACGTCCAGCGCGTAATAGATGACGGCGGGAGCATTATAGTAAGTACTTGTTTCAGCGATAACACAAGCCTAACGGGTTCTTATATTCCTGCCTACACTTCACAAACCCCAACCTTTGCGGACAAGGCTTATATCTTTATCTATGGCCTGAACACAAACGAGACCGGGCCGCAAGATGAGTTTATATACGAAGTGGCTATATCCGTTAAATGTGCAATAGTAGCCGAGCGGACCAGTATAAGCGCCGAGGATCTAAATAACTTCGGGGACACCGTAGCGGACCTTATGCAGCCTACTACTTTTGACAGCATTACAGTAACGGGCTTTAACATCGTTACTCAGCAGCTGGAAGCGGTAAACTATGTACTGCCTGAGGTCCAGGACAGCCGGTATGAATGGTCAGTAACTTTAGACTGGCTTGTAAGGGTTGAAGAGATTTAATACATTCGCCGCGTAGCTTTTTCATATCGTTACGGTTTAGGTTTTGAAGGGTCTCAGGAGTGAGGCCCTTTTTTGTTTCTGCCTAATTTTGTACCATCTAAAAACTCTACATAATGGCGAAAATAGACGGCCGTTTTATCCGCCTTGAATTTGGCGCAGGAACATTCTTGAAAGGGGTAACTACCTCTAACGTGTCTCTAAGTGCAGACATGATCGATGCAACTAACTATGAGTCCAACGGGTCTAAAGACTACTTGGCCGGTGAAAAGGGCGGGACTATCTCGGCTACTTTCCTTTTCGATCCGGATGTAAGCTCAGCCAACTTCGGGGACATCTTCGATGCTTGGGAGGGTGGTACTTCTACCGCTTACGTTTACGGTCATGCGTCTACTGGTTCGGAGGTTCTTACTGGTTCTTGCCTTGTTTCTACTTTGGATTGGGACGGTCCTAAGAACGAGGTAAGCACTTGTACGGCTACTCTTCAGATCACCGGCGCAATTGTCCGCGATGTCGCAAGCTAAAGTTCTATGGAATAACGGCGCATCCTTGCACCTGGGCGAAATTCTGGGGCATGAGTACGTAGATGAAACCTACAAGACTCTAAGCGATGCGCTCGTATATTTCCAACGGGTCCGGGAGGCGGAAGAGGACAAACGAATAGCCGCCGCACGGGTCAAGCTATCGGACTGGAAGGGGT